ATCATGTTTAAAGGCAAATATATGTATAAATGGAATAACGAAGGGGGTATTGAATTGGAATATGACGAATACCACAATGAAGAGGATACAGGGGTATTAAATTCACAGGAGGGTATTAAATTCACAAGGAAACAAATGCCTGTCTTTAGTGGGGTATTGAATTACTTTCCCGATGCTATACGTGAACTTTCTAAAGTTTCATACGTAGGAAATCAGCAACACAATCCAGACAAGCCATTGCATTGGGATAGAAGCAAGTCAGGAGATGAGTTAGATGCCCTTGCTCGGCATTTACTTGAAGCTGGAACTATTGATACCGATGGCATCAGACACTCCGCTAAAGTAGCTTGGAGGGCGTTAGCTAACTTGCAAAAGGAATTGGAGAAAAGTGCGAAATAGAGCGTTTAAATTTTTAGTGGTACTTGGCATCATCTTTTGCGAGAAGTGCGCTGAAACGCCAAACAGTAAGGCTCAAATGGCGTGTTTTAACGCAGTACATACATACCCTTCGGCACAGTCCTCTCTAAGCTGTATTGAATTGCGTACCTACAAGCATCTATTGCGTGATTCCAGTTATCATTCGGAATACTACCTTTTAGCTTCCATGCGTAATTGTTAAACTCACGTATTAAATTCACAGAGTCTTTATCCACTATTATATTGTAGTCTTGCATGAGTGCAATTCCCGATAGGATGCTACCTTTCTTTTTAATGGTAGGTGTAATGTTTTTAAGTCCTTTTGTCTTGAGTTCTGATATAAGACGTGGCTCACTATTATCGCATACTATTAGATTATTCCCTGCATACCTTCGGCACATCTCAAAGATATTAGACGTAGATAGTCCAGCTTTATAGAAGTGTTCTTTTATCCAAATAGTCTTTCGCAATTTATCTGTCGCAATTTCTACTAATGCCGATGGGTCAACAGAAAAACCAAAGTCTAATCCAAAGATAGTATCTTGCTCTGTATCGAAGTCTCCAACTTCCCAATGCGTAAATACAACGCCTTCTGCTTTTTCAAGCCATCCACCTAATATCTGGTGCTTATACTTCTCTGGTCTGCGCTGTTTCATCACTTCTACTTGCTCTACAAAAGAAGGAGATAAATGCTTCACGTTATCAAGGTAGGTAGTGTGAATGTACGTTACGTTCTCTTTAACGCCATTATAACCGTCTGTAATGCCTCTATTTTCAAAAAACCTCTCGTATATCCAATGCTGTTTAGTTGTGGGGTTTAGAATCAATATACAGCGGTTTTGCTTTCCTGTGGCACGAACCGAGTAATCAATCTTCTCAAATGATTCTTCGTCTGTAAGTTCTTCTGCTTCATCCAGTACAAATGTAGTTACACCTTGAATAGATTTTAGCTTTGCGGTTTGGTCTCCACTTGCAGTTTTGATACCACTAAATAGAATGCTGCTTCCTGTTAGGTTGTTGATGATTTCGTTCTTTGTAATCGTAAAGTTCTCTGCAATACCCATTAGTTCCAGTTTCTCAATAAACTCTGGAATAATAGACATTGATGCCGAAGTCATTGTATATCGAGTAAACAGAATACGATGCCCTTTCTCGTATGTGAGTAATACCAAGAATGTGTTTACACCAAACGACTTACCAGAACCACGACCACCTGTAATTACAAAGTACCTACTGGCATCCCTAAACAAGGGATTGTATTTAGGATTGAGGTTTATCTTCTTCATTCTTTACCTCAATAGATTCGATGTCGATAGTTTCCTCTGGCTCTAAAAAAGATATAACAGGAATGTTTATCTCTTGCTTTACGTTAATATCCTTTTGCTCTTTTGGTTTACCGTATTTGTACTCCCACAGTAGGCGCAAGTGTGCAAAGGATTCTTTACTCATCTCGGCAAGTGTTTCCCACGCTTTCTTCTCACTTCCAAAGGCACGTTTCATTGAACCCAGCGCAAAGTTCTTTATGTCCTCTTCTTTGGCTTTGGGCTTTCTCCCTTGCCCTCTGGACACTCCTTTTATTGCGCCATTGTTTCTACGACCATCGGAGTAAGGTACGTGAGGTTTCTTCTCCTTTGGCTCTGGCTTTGGTTTAATCGGTATTCCTAATTCGGCTTTCTTCTCGTCTGGTATCAGACTTCTTTTACTTGGTCTTGGCATGATTAAATAATAAAGTTCATGCCAATCTGTTTAACTAACTGATTTACAGACCGCAATATCCACTATCACATTCATTGAAGTCATCATCAAATAGTTCTGCTTGTGTATTCCAATTCTTTATGTCGTTATATGATAAGTTCTTGTCTTTATACCATACGTCTTTGTTGTGTTTAATTCTTTCTTGCCCTGCAAACCATTGTATTTTATTAGGGTGCTTATCCCACATCTTGCGTATTAATAATGGGTTTTTATGAAAACACCCCACACAATTATTCATCCAAGCAAATCTAACAGGTTTATCTTTCCAAAAGTCCTCTATATGGTCTTTGAATATATTGTCGTTTATTAAGGGATATACAGGTTTTTGCCATTCAATTATACCCCACTTGTTTCTTGTCTTTCTTTTACCAACAATAGCTTTCATTTCTAAAAAACCATTATCATTTGTTTTCTCTGTTGTTCTCTTTGCTCTGCGTTTTTCGTTTGCTCTAAATCCTAACCTAAATTCACAGGGTATATTTAACTCACTTCTCCACCATTCAAACATAGGTTGCATTTTCATTTGTGTGGTGCAATATCTTCTTAATGGGTCGGGTAGTGTACCCGCTGTGCCTATAACCTCATCAAAAGTCTTTCCTGTTACCCAAGTAATCTTTCTGCCTATGTATTGTTCCAAGTCAAGCATAGTATGTATAATCACATCATCTTCTAAAGTGCCTATGAATGGTGCTTGTATTCTATCTTCTACTTCCTGTCTTAACTTCTTGTCTGGGAATAAACAGTTTTTATCATCGGTTCTCACTAATGCAAATACATCATAATCAGCAGGGTAATTAGCTGCTATATAACTTGATGTTTTACCTCCGCTTAAGCTATTTACTGTTTTCATAAAACCACTTTTTATTTTCAGGATAATCTTTTATCACTAACTCAATATAAAAGAATACTAAGTCAAGTACAATAGACTTATATATGCCATTAAAATATGTATAAGTCAAACCTATGCTTAATTGACTGCGGTATCTATCTATTTTTAGTTTCACATCTAAAATATACTGTCTGAAATGCCCTCAGATGCGTAGTAAACTGTTGTTTGCTGGTTTCTTGGTCTTATGTTATTAGACCTCTCTTTTTTGATTTCCTCTTTTAGAGTCAATATCTTATCCTTTAAAGACTGAATCTTGTTTTGTAAATCTTCCACTTCAAATCTTAATTTCATATTCTCTTCCTCTAAATCTACTTCAGGCTCTCCAGCCAGTCCGTAAAACTTATCCTGAATTGAATTGTACATTTTTCTAAAGTCGGCATTTAACTTATAATCATATTCACATTCTCTTACATGATACAATACTGTTGAATGGTCTTGCTTCAATGACAAGGTTTCTCCTATTGCATCTAATGACATTTTGTTAAATCTCTTCTTGATTATAGAATAGTATATACGTCTTGCATATACATATTCTCTTTTTCGGGTACTAACCTCTAAAGATACCCCTGTTTTTTCCTCAACTATTTCCTGTAAAAATTTTATTTCCGTATTCATCTAATTCTTTTTGATATTGATTTAATGCTTCTATTGCGCCTTGACAGCACTCATAATTCTCTAACTCCTGAAAATGCTCAACTAAAAAGCGAACCTCTGTTATAAGTAAATGACCGCTTCTAAGTGAAAGTAATACATCCTCTCTACACTCCTCTTTAAGATTGTGATTCATTTTCTTTATCTTCTTTAGGCAACTTATCAATAACCGCCTGTATCATAGCGTAAAGCGTTGTAACAGCTTTTTCTAAAGCGTTAATGCGTTGTTGTTGCGTTAATTTCTTTTGCCTCATAATGTACCTTTTATTGTGTATTGGTGTAAATCTGCATCACTATCAATCCACTTGTTATATATGCC